CTCGAGTAGTGACGGCCTGATCAAGCTCCTCGCTTCCCATTCATATGGGAAGAGAACGAGGCGCTTGATCCGGATCGACCATGCGAAGTTGGCCGCTGACGTCTTTAAGCCGGCAGAAAACGTGAAGGTCGGTATGGCCGTGTATACGGTCTTCGATCTTCCGCCTGCTGGCTATACGGGCGCAGAGGCCTTGGCTGTGTGGACGGGTTTCAATACCCAGCTCACAGCCGCTTCGAATGCGGTCGTCACCAAGATTCTTGGTGGCGAGTCGTAGTGGCGGGAACGGCGAGTGGCATTCTGACAAACCTGACCCGGAAGGGTCGGATAAGTCGGTTACTATTCACCGTTCTGAACGTCCTGGGTCAGGTGATGGAGCGGAGATCGCGGTCCGCCTGAAGATCGGTTATAAAACCGTTCTTCTGGTGGTCGTAGTCTTTGACTTTATTCACCTGTCCTTTAGGGAAATCACCAATGCGGCTTGGTTCGAGCAATTGCTCGGACTGAGTCCGTAAGTGATCATGCCGTAAGGCACGTTCGTGTTCCGTAAAGGAGCATCGCTCCATGGTGGTTAGCCGTAACGGCAACTTATAACAACGATCGGGGTTGATCCCCGAGAAAGGTAGTAACAGTAATATGTCACGTCCAATCCCGGGGAGAAGGATCGTACGAGAGTACGTTCCCCCCCATCTGAGGGATGCCATGAAGGTAACTCGCTTAGCTAATGCCGAGTGGGTTGCCTCCGGTGGCTCTTCCTCGATGCGCTACGTCGTGGTCTGCAATGTCCACGAAGGGATCGACCCGAATGAACCAATTCGGATCCTCGATTCCCTCGAGGCAGAGCGGAACCGTCTCGCTGGCCGAAAGGCTAGCGATGCGGATTACCTCTACGTAGCGGACCTGTTGCTGAGGTTGTCTGAGGAAGCGCGAAAGCACTTTCTCTATAGCTAACCTTAGTTGCGAGCGACGCATAGCGGACTTAGCTTACGTGTATCCCGAAAGGGATGCATGAAGCTAGGTGCGACTTTTGAGCCGCTTCAGTCCGTAGGCTATGGATCCTGAACCTCTCATAAAGGAGGTTACCCCTTGTTGAACAAGGGACAGGTGAAAAGCCTGACGTCACTCTGGTCCCTGTTGGCCGAGGAATCGGCCGACAGATGTTGCACTAGCGCCATTCGCGACATTAAAACTGTCGCGGATCGTGTCGAACATGAGGGGTTGTCGTTTTTAACGATAACCCTGCCTGAACTTGGAAAGTCAGCCCAAAGCTGGCTTGATCAAGGTAAGGCCGGTATCCACCCTGCGTTCAGTAATGAACGTAGGGGAAGTCTCCCCCGCTTTTTGGGAGGTTTCTTCAACCGTGTGTTCGACCGGAGTAGTGGCTTGTTACTCGATGAGCCATGTTTGGATGCTATTCTTGCTATTCGTCAGCTAACGCTGATGTTTGGCAAGATGCTACTTCCTTGCAGTAATGCGAGGAATGTAGCAGCCATTCAAGGCTACCTCGAGTGTGAGCAGGATGTCCGTCGCTTGGACACGGAGCTTCCCGAGAGTGATCTCGAGGAGTTCCGGTCAATGTCCGAGTTGCTGTTCGGTGAGTTGTTTACCCAGATGGATAGAGATATCTATCATGGGTCACTCGTTCCGAAGCATGGTCCGGGATCGACCGCTGACCACATTCTGGGAAACCAGAAGTGGAATCAACGGACCTGGACTAGGCGACTAGAGGCGGTTTTTCCGTCTCGAAGTTACATCATTCCTAACTGGCGTTTTACGCACGTTTTGGATGATGTGGACACCCTCGAACCTGGAGAAGAGGAACCTGTAAAGGTAACTCTTGTTCCTAAGACGCTCAAAACACCCCGTGTGATTGCGATGGAACCAGTCTGTATGCAATATATGCAGCAGGCTGTTTACCAAAGCTTCACCTTGAACTTCAAGAGGGATCGACTCCTCAAGAAGTTGATCGGTTTCGATGACCAAATCCCTAATCAGGAGATGGCGAAACGAGGTTCGATTGATAACCGAACCGCAACGCTCGATTTGAGCGATGCTTCCG